AAAGGCGGGACCGGCCTTGTAGGCCTGCCCATAGGGGAGTCCGTCGAGATCGGCCTGGCTGTTCACCGGCTTTGGCTGGGCCCACGCCGGCAAGTTCTTGAGCGCGTCCGGTCCCTCGAGGAACGACGGGTCGATCTTGGGCCGGTACTGGATCGGCAGGCCGTCGAGGTTCCGCGCCTCGCTATGCGCATTGCTCATCGCGTGGCCGATGCGACTCTTCACCCTGTCGACGCGAGCCATGTAATCATCGACGGTTCCGCTGAATGTCCCGAGCTGATCAGCAGCGTTGCCGAGCCGCATGGCTTCCTGCTGCGACAATCGCTGACCGGGGAGCGCGTCCTTGAAGTTGGAGGCGTAATTCCCGAGGTGAAGCTGACGCAGATTGGCGACGGCTTTCGCCTCCTCGCCCGATAAGGCCGCGCTTAATCCTCCGGTATAATAGATTGCCGGATCGGGCCCCTTGCCGTCCCAATTGAAGATCGCGCTCGCCGCCATCTTCTTGCTCTGGCTTCCCAAGATGCTGGCGATAGCCGTCTTGGACGCATCGGATGACGCCTCGTCCGCCAGAGTGTTCATGTTGTTGAGCTGCGACTTCAACCCTGGCAGTTGCAGCTCGATCTTGTGCGCGTCCTCCGTCTCTTTAGCTGCTTGAGCATGTTGCGCTTTGTATTCAAGCGGATCGGCCGGCGTTCTGCCAGCCGCTCTTTCGCGCGCAGCATACTGATAATAGGCCGCATCTTCTGGGTTGCCGCCGACCGAAGACATCAAGAGATCGGGCGGCATACGCGCGTCGACCGCCGCGGCGATGTCCTTGTCGCTCATGGTGGGGTTGTCGCGCTTCATGCTCGCCGTCAACTCGGCCTTCGCCGTGTTGTAATCCTTCACTTGCGGGGTCTGCGTCACGTTGCTGCCGAAAGCGGTCCCCATCGAGTCCACGAACGGCTTGCTGTCCATCAGCACCCGGGCCTGGTCATCGGTCACGTTGATCCCGTGGTCGCGCAACGCCTGCGCGAATACCCCTACGTTGGCGTGAAATCTCGCGTACTCGTTCTGATCCTGCACCTGTTTCTGAATGCCCATGATGTCGGAGACGTCGCCTATGCCGCCGCCGCCCGCGCCTCCGCCGCCATGAAGCGCAGCCTGCTTCGACGCCTGCTGCTGCGCGGTGCCGAAACCCGCCGAGATCTCGCCAAGCCCCTGCTCGAGTCCCTGCGCCGCCGCCGCCTTCCGCTGCCTGTCCAGAAGCAGATAGGCGAGGTTCGCGCTGACCGGATCCTGCTTGGTCGCCGCGGCGTTCGGCATAGTGGAAGAACCCGACGTCGCAGGCGCGGGCTGACCCTGCTGCGCGAGCGGGTTAGGATTGGGCGTGATCGCAGCAGCGAGGTTCGCGTCCGCGTTCGGGTTCATCAAGTTCATAACCATGTTCCCGATAGGAGCGGCCATCAGGCGGTCCTCCCCAGCGAGTTCAGCGTATTGAAGAACCCAGTGTTGTCATATCCGCCGGTCTTGGTGCCGCCGCTGGGATGCGCCGCAAGAAAGGCGTTCAAGACCGATGGCGTGCCGAGCGGCTTGCTCGCCGGCACCGCCGCGCCGACGATGGGCGGATTGCCGGGATTGGCCAGCGCATCGAGATAGGCTTGGCGGAGATCGACGCCGTTGTTCGGAGGCGGTCCAGCGGGCGCGGCGGGCCCAGCGGTGGCGGGACCGGACATCGCTGCAAGGGATAGGGGAGAAACAGCCTGCCCGGGGTTGAACGCGCCCCCCTGCGAATTCCCGAACCCGCCCGTAGCCGCTTTGGCCGTGGCCGCATCGTTCATTTGCCCCATAGCTTGCTGCCGATAAAGGTTGCTCTGCTGCTCGTTATAAAGTTGCTGCGGCGTCTTGGCGGCCTGCGTGGCCTGGTAATTGCTCATAAGTTCCTGGAGCGGGGCCCCCGCAGAACCCATCGCGCCATAGTTGATCGTCCCGCCCGCCGGCTGGCCGTTCATGGGCGCAGCGGGGCCGGGCGTGTTCAACGTCGTCGTTCCCGGCGGCGGCGGAGCGGCGGCGGCGGCGATGGCGTTCACGTCGCTCTGGATCGGCTTACCCGCATAGTTCGTCGCCACGCCGCGATAGCCCGGCAGCGGCAGCGGCTTCCCTGCGTAAGCCGGGTTCAAATAGGGGTTGGGCGTCATCATGCCCAGAAGCCCCATGTCGAGGATTGGGTTGTCGCTTCCGTCAGACATCAGCCGTACCCCGTCGTGTTGAGGCTCATGCCGGGAGCCGTCATCTGCAACCCTGCATCCCAGCCATATGGTCGTGACGACCAGGACAGAGGCTTCGCCGCCGCCTGTTGAACCGTTGTGTACAATTGTGCCGCCGGACCCGCCATCGCCGCCATCGGATCCTGCACCGGAGCGAACGTCGCCGGCGTGGGCGCGGCGGCCTGCTGCTGCCCGCCGCTGGACTTGCCGCCGGGGATCGCCCCGGCGAGCTTCTCAATCGGGCTCTTGCCCTGGACTTCATTACCCTCCGCGTCCTTCGTCGGCGCGGGCCGGGTCATGAACTTATCAAACAGACTTGGCTGCGCTGCCGTGACGCCTGGCGCGTCGGGGATCGGAGGGTTGACGGTCGAGCCGTGCGCCTGCGCGGACGGGTCCATCGGACCAGGATTGGTGATCGGATTTGTAGTCAGCGTCATGCCTTGCCCAAACTGTTGCGACAACTGGCCGACTGTTTGTCCGGTGTCGAACTTCCCATATTGCTGCTGCAACATGCTCCTGGTGCGCGGACCAAAACGTGAGAGCGGGATCAACGAAACGACTTGCGCCTGTACCTCTTGCGGGGCATTCATAGCGGAGGGAAATTTGCCAACATCGATCCCCGCCTTGGCCGCAAACTGCTGCCAAGTTGGAGTGTCGATCTGATAAAAACCTTGGCTGCGGGATCCCGGCTGACCAGGATAATCCTTGTCGACGCCACTGAAAATGTTGCGATTGCCGCTCTCGATTTGGCTCAACGAACTTAAGAACGAATTAGCTGGCGGGATTGCAAAGCCTCCGCCAGCCGGCTGGTTGAAGGTCGAGACGTTCATCGCCATGCGCGTCGGCACGTTTGCCGGATTGGTCTGGTCCCATGGCGTCGACGCCGGTTGCGCAGCCGCCTCCTGCTGCCAGTTTGCCAGCTCGACATGGTTTGGATCGTTATGGATCGCCCGCAATCCAACCAACGGAGCGAGCCGCTCGAGTTCGGATTGCGGTATGCCCGTCACGTCGCTGGCGACGCCATATTGATGCGGAGAATAGCCAGGACGCGCCGCCGCGCGCGGGCCGCCTGGCTTGCCAAGCTGGTTGTAAAGATCCTCTTGCGACTGGCCCTTCATCCCTGGCCAGGCATAAGCAGCGCGCGTGCCTGAGAGGAGTTCGGGGGAGTATCCCTCCGCTTTGGCGCGGGCGAGCAGCTTATCCAGCCCGGTCTGAAATGCGGGATCGAACCCAGTGTAGACGACGTTAGCCACTGAGCCCCCCGGCGACTTTGGGTCGCAGTCTGGTATTGGCGAGCGCGCCGTGGATCCCGCGCGCGCCGGCCCGAGCCTTGCCGGTAGCATCGGTGCGCACCGGCGGCATGAAGGCGTTCAGCTTCGCGATGTTGTGCCGCCCGAGATGATCGGCGGCAGGCCCGGTCAGGACCGCTTCGCCCGGGGTCAGCATCGCAGGGACGGTGTCGCCTTGCCCCATGCCGGGGACGCTGGGAGTGCCGTAGGCATAGCCGCTCTGAAAGTACCCCATGCTTGGCGCACCCCATCCAGGGGGCATCTGTGGCGCTCCTGGAGCCGTTCCCTGCGCGCCCCCAGCCATCTTTGCTGCGCCCGCGCCTGCCTTGCGGATCTTGTCGGCCATGCCGCCGCCAAACATGCTGCCGCCCATGATCTGATCCCCGAGCTCGACGTCGTCCATGTTGGGAGCCTGGACGTCGGCGGAGCCAAAGGCGAAATGCTGCATCTTGGAGACGCCCGCGCCGCGCGGCAGGCGCATCGGAGGCCGGAACGCCGACATCGTGGCGATCCCCTTGGCGACGCCCTTGCTCGACGGCGGGATGAAAGGAGTGAGAGGCGGCTGACCGACGAAGGGGGTGCCGCCGGCATAGCCTTTGACTTTGATCGCGAGCTTGCCGTCCTTGCCCACTTTCTTGACGGCGGAAGGATCGACGTCCTGCACGTCCTGCGCCATCGGCCCGACGACCTTGGGGTACGTCTTGGGATCGCCCTTGTAACGGTAGGCGTACATCGGCAGCTTGGTGTCGGGATCCTTGCCGAGCTTCTCGATGTCGGTCTTCATCGACTTGTCCGACATCGAGTAGAGGCTCGCCGCCGTGTCCGCGCCGCCCTTGATGATGCTCGCCCAATCGGTGGGGGTCGTCGTTGTGGTGTTCGACTGGCCTGAGGTCGAGGTGTCGTGCGGCGTCATGCCGAGCGACGACTCGAGGATACCAAGCTGCTGCTGCGGATAATTGAACGCCTGATTAAATTTGGCCATCTGGGCGTTAATCTCGTTCTGCTGCTGCATCTCCTGCGCCGCGCCTGCGGACTGCAACATGCTGAAATTGGCGACGTTCGACTTGTTCAACTCGGTGCCGGTGTTCGTCAGCCCCTGCGAGGCAATGATGTCGGAATTGATCTTCGCCTGATTGGCCTGCTGGTTCGACGTATCCGCCGTGAGGGTGCGGTTGATGTCGCCGGTCGCGCCCGCTTGCGCCTGGGCGAAATTCGCCTGGTTCAACTGCGCCGCCATCTGGCCGATGTTCATCGCGCCTTGAGCCTGGGCGACGCCGCTCTGAATGCCCTGACGCGAACCGCCGAACGCGCCCGCCGAAGCGGCGTTGTTCGCAAGCTGGTTCTGCTGCAAGGCGTTCGCCTGCTGCATGATCGGGATCGTCTTATTGATCACGTCCTTCGTGTACGGGTTCATGTACGGGTCGAGATTGGTGTCTCTGAGCAAACCCGCCTTGACGCTCGTCGGGCTCTGGCCGAGCGCGCCGAGGTAGCCCGCCGTCGCCGCATTGAACTGATCACTGCCAACATTGCCGCTGTTCGCCGCGACGTCCCACGACTGCTGCATCTGCGGGCTGACGTCCGCGACCATCTGCCCCTGATATTGCTGCAAGGGCTGCATCGCGACGTTCTGCGCGAAAGCATAGTTTTGCTCGCCCGCCTGCGTCATCCACGCCGGGATCTGATTGATCTGGTTCGTGGTCGTGTCGGAGGTTGTGCTGCCGCCACTCATGGGCTGATGTCCCGTTGGAAGACGTAGTTTCTCGCTTTGACTTTCCAGCCGCGCGCGCGGGCATCCGGCATCCAACCGGGACGACCGTAAGCCATGACAACGCTTGCGCCCTCATCGGCGGCGAACGCAAGCACGCGGTCATGCAGGACACGCGCATCGTCAATATTGCCAATGACGGCGAGCACCTCGACCACCTTGGCGCGCGGATAGAGCGCAACCCGGGTAATCGCAACAGACTCGCCCTCGACGAACGACTGCATCCGGCGCGCGGCAATCGCCTCGAGGATGTCGCCAACCGTGTAGAGACCACCCATCCGGTCGAGGACACGCGCCAGCTTGGCGAGATAGGGATGGGGGACGTGCGCGGTCAAAACACCATCCTCGTCGCGCTGCCGGTCGTTACCGGCGTCGTCACCAAAGTCCCGTCACTCCTGACTTGAAGCATGAACACCGCCGGCGTCGTCCCCGGCGGAGGATCGTTAGCCTGGAGCAGGATCCCTGGCAGCGCCTGCGTCCGCGGGAGTTTGTCGGACAGGCTCTGCCGCGCCCAAAGCGCAAAGGTGCGCAGATACCCGGCGAGCGCGGGATCGACATTCGCTGCACCAGGGATATCGGGCGGCGTCGGAAGCAGGCGAGGAGTTTGATGCGAGCCGGGAGTTGGCATCAGCGATCTCCCCGTGGCACGGCGTCGATCAAATGCTGGCCGAGCGTAAAGTTCAGAACCGGCTGCGCCGCAACCTCGAGCCGAAGCCGGATGTCACGCCCGGTCGTCCGGAAGTCGACAAAGCCATCGGAACGCACCGCGCGCGGCGTCGTCTGCAATTCGGGGGCGCCGGTCGAGCGCGAATTGCGATAGAATAACGAATACAGCAAACCCGAGGCATCGCCGTCGATGTCGGGCATCATTTGCTTGATGGTGATCAGCTGCCCGCCGTTGGTCAGATTGAGGTCGAACGTCTCCGCCCATGGCAACGGCGTATCGGGATAGAAATTCCCCAATTCATGCTCGAAGGCGACCACGCCATCGGCCATGATCGTCTGTGCGGTGTACGACGCGGTGATGCCGGCTGAGCGGGACATGGTCCCTTGTGACCACCACCCCTCTTTGTAATTGTAGATTATGCAGCGGGTATTATAGGGCTGGCCGCCCTGCGGGAAGAACCACCAAAACTCATTGAACGTGGCGACGTGAACAGCGCACGCCTGCTCGCGCACGTTGATGAGATCGATGTCATCGTCGACCCAGGACCTCACCTTGCATTGGATGGGCAGGATCGTCGTACCGTCGAACGAAAACATCCCCTGCTGCGACATCCAGACCAGCATCGACGAAGAGATAATGACGCTCTCTGGACTCCAAGGAGTCGTATTGTTTCCAAGCTCTTTGTAATCATAAACGTAGGGTATGCCGAGGAAGCTCGACATATACGTTTTGTGAGCCGTCCAGAACACGACGCCGGTACGGGTCGCCTTTGCGGCAACAATCGGACTCGCCGGCTCGATGTCCAGGAAACCGGCCTGCGAGGTGACGTTAGAGAAATCCCAGGCGTGCGGGTTCTCCTGGTCGCACCACCCAAAACGCCGGAACGATCCCTCGCCAAGCGTGCCGTCGTCGACCATGCCGAAGATGACGACGAAACGTTCCTGGGTGACGACGAACAGCCGCCCGTGCGGGGCGACGCCGGTCCCGGTGTCAGCGCTCGTGACTTCGGTCATCGCGGCGGGAGGAACTCCCGTGCCGCCGCCGCTGGGATCCCACTGTAACAACCGCCCGTCGGGCGAGGTCATAGCAAGAAGGATCTGGCCGAAGTTGTCGAGGCTCCAGGCGTTGGGCAGGACGTCGATCGGCAGCAGGCTCGAAGGCCGCTCAGTCGAGTAAAGCCCATCGGAATAATCGCCGTCGCTGTAGCCGCCTATCCCCGGCGCAACCGGCCCGACCATTCCATCAACAGGCGTGATCTCGGTCAGCACGCCGCCGGTGTCGACGTAGATGTTGGTCTCGCAAAGGTAGGCGATGTAGTGGATGCCATCGAGCCCATACCAGCCATGGATAGCTCGGCATCTAGAAGCAAATGGTGGATATGCATATTGGGCCTGTCCTCCAACTGGAGCCAATTGCCCCTCGGACCAGCGCACGAGATTGACCTCAGACCATGCCGTCGAGCGCATCTTCCGCGTTGCCGTGGCGACGACGCCGGGGGGAATTTCGAGCGGTCGAAACTGGCTGCTCATGTTTAGGCGAACTTAATTATAAAATTAATAGCGCAGAACGGAGGGAGATTATTATGCGCGCCGTCTCCACCCGTGCTGTTGTTGACAGTGATGCCGGTCACCGACGACTCGGTGACCTGCGTAATATCCTGATGCAGCAGTGCGCCGCTGCCAGCCGAGTCAAAAACTGACCCAGGAGCCATGTTGTCGACGATTTCGTGCGTATGGCCGGGGTCGGTAATCGTATGGCTGTGCGCCGGCAGTTCAGCAGTGGTGAGGACATGCGTAGCCTCGCCGCCCATTGTGCCTATCGGCAGAGTGCCTCCAGCCTGGTAGCCGATCGGGAACCGGCTGCGCAGATCGGGCACGGCATTCGATGTTCCTGCGACCCCACCGAACTGATTGTTGAGGACCGGAGCGAGCAGCGGAATGTCGGTGTTGAGGTAGACCGTCCCGTCGCACAGCTTCCAGTTGGCCGGTGGCGTCACCCCGGCGAACATCTTGATCTCGCCGATGACGATGTTGTCAGCCAGGGCCTTCGCGGCATTCGCCGTGGTCTGCGTGTCGAACGCTAGCTGGTCGATCAGGTCGAGATCGGCGTTGAGCTTCACGCCCCACGTCGTCGGGCTGCCGCTAATCTCGGGCTTCACCCAGTGGAAATGTGCGGTGATCATGTCGGCCATCAGTGATATGTCCAGCTTGTGCCGTCGCAGAAGACGGGACGGTGTGTCGCGCCCCCACCGGCGACTGCCGTACCGTAGCCCTTGGCCGCATATGTCTCACCGTCATAGGCGACGCCAAAACCAACCGTAGTTGCGTTGCAGGGGGCCAAGCCAGAAACATTAGCCAAGGTCGCAACTGGCCAGCTTGTCCCTGCGGCGTCGTTGGCGATATGGGCAGCCTGGCGCGATTGCATAAACATGGCTTGCCAGCCGCTCGTCGCAGCAGCGACGGCGGGGGCCTGAAACGTCAGCGTCGTACCTACGCATGAAGCAAGATCGCCGACAGGCTTCCGATCATCGAAGTTGGCGTAGTCGATTGGCGTCCCTGCCGGAAGCGCGGGCGAGGGGCAGGCGGCGACCGTGGCTGTCGTCGCGCCTACCGCCACGGGCGCAGAGAACGTCGTCGTGAAAGCCGACGCCCATGACCATGCCAAATTGCCGCCGGGGGTAGGTTGCCGATTAAAACGAACGTCACCTTCACGGTGACTATCATTAGAAAAAGCGGCTGTAGAAATGTCTATGGTCCGCTCTCTTCCCACCCCATAACTTTCCGCGCTTCCTATCGCGAAGCCATAAGGAGCCACAACCCCAGTGGGGTCATATCCAGCGTATCCGGAGGTTGGTATCCATAAAAAACTATTAAGAGTTGACCCAAGCGTCCAAGCCCTAACAGAGGGGTCATACTTTAGAGCAAAATCGTCATTCGGAGAGCCGTTAAAACAGGTAGTAGACATACTGAACAGGAGATCGACGCCGCCAACTATTCCAAGGCATGGCGCTGGGCCGCTTGTTACACTGAAATTAATCTTATCACTAGCGGCAACGCCAGGAGAGGCGACTGGGTTTGAAATTGTCACGTTCACAGCGCCGCGATTGACGGCTGTTACCGTTGTCCCGCTTGGGATCGCCGTCGGATTGGTCAAATCGGTAATGGTGTAGCCCGAGGCAAGCATCCCAAAAATGGATCCGAGCGAAATTGTAGTCCCTCCGACCGCAGTAGGGGCGTTCGTCGTCTCGATCTTGGAGAAGTAACCCCCATAGGTAAATTGTCCTTGGTTGCGTCCCCCCGAGCCTAACAAAGCGGTGCCAAAGATACCCCCAACGCCAATCGACAGCATGCTGTTCTGGTTGGCTATATCAAGCGGAATTGTCGGCACGCCAATATTTACGTTGCTATTCACGTCGTATCCTAGACAGATGCCGTCCGTGTATTGATTGGACGCCCAGTAACCACCGATAAAAACACTGGTGTTAAAGCCACATAACGAAAGAAGGCTATACTTAGCGACATCGTTCTCGGGGCTGTTTGTATTCTCATTGACGTATGTACTTTCAAGCGTGCAGCTCTCCACAATGTCGGAGATGAAATTACGACCATAAATATTCCCCATACTCAAACTTGGCGAGCAATCTGACCCGGTTACGTAGCGCCCTATGAGGCCGTCCATAAACGCGCCGTTTTCATCGGAGCTGTTGGCGCATCCGGTATGAAACCCGCCACCCTGATCGCAATACAATTCAAGCTCGATTGGAAACATCTGCACCATAGCGGAGCGCGTGCCCGCGCCAGTTCGCCGCATAAGCCCTGCGTTCAGCGCCCAAAGGTTGTATGTCCCGGTTTTGCCGGTTAGGGCAGGCGAAAGCTGACTGGACGCCGCCATCGTGCTCATAATCACGTTATTCTGGAACGCCAGATTGAAGCTCGCCCCGCTTCCTGCGCTCAGACCGCCCCCTGGCGTCCATGTCGTTGCGCCGGGCGCAGGCCACGCCCCGTTGCACTCGCCAGCACTCGCCACCCCAGTCACGGCGGTGATCACGCCACCGGAGGCCGTGACGTTGAGAACGGGATTGACCCCAGCAGGATGCGCCAAGCCGTTATAGGGGCCGCAACCCGGCCCGCTCCACGTCATCGTCCCCGACCCAGTCCCATAACCGGAACCGCCGGAGTTCACCATGGGCGTTCCGGTCACTTGATTGTGCTGGCTCATGATGACCGTGCCGAACACAAACGCCTCGGACCAAATCCACGTCCCGACTTTCAACGGACGCCGGCCGCCAGTGACAACAGCGTTGCTGCTCCCGGCGGTCGTCGTGACCTGGTATTTCTCGTTCGCCGGCAAGCGATAAAGCGCCGCCGCCTGAGAGGCCGGAGCGCCAAAAATGGTTTCCTGCTTCCCAATCACATAAGGGGAAGCCAATGTTATGTTTTGACCCGATGTCGTTCCCGCCGAAACCGACTGGATGTAAGCGCCAGGCTGGAGCAGAGGAGCGCCGTTGATTGCGCCGGGACCAATAGCGATCACGCCATCGTTAGGAGCGAGAAGGGGAAAGGGGCTCCCAGGCCAACCTATCGGCGGAGCCGGGTTCAGGTTCCTGAAAATATTCGAGCCCGTGTCGCCGTTGCCGTTGGGGGGGCTGGAATTGACGCTGCCAAACTTACCCGCGGAACCGATGCCGCAGCCGATTATAGCGCTGCCCGTATCGGCCCCGCCATCCGAAGACAGATACCAGCCTTCTTGTATGACCCCCGGCACGCCCGCAGGAAAAAGAAGCTGGGCCTTGGAGCCGAACTGGCTGCTGTTCGCCGCAGTCCCGCAGTTCAGGCTGGCTCCTTTCGTCAGCTCGAACGGTTCGCTGAAATAATAAGTCGTGTATGTCGGCCCGAACGTGGCTGGAAAATATATCTCCGGCCCTGTCGGCCCTATATTGGGCTTCCCAATCGCCAGTATCATCGGGCCGACGAACGGCGAATTATCGAAGTGGCTTCCATCATCCGGCTTCATCCCAAATTGCCGCACGTTGATGTTGCCGTTGGTCAAACTGAGTATGTATCGCCCCGGCGTGGAGGGGCTCTGCCCTACCGGCAACACACAAGAAAGGCCGTCTGCGGGGATCGTCGGGGTTCTGAAATACCCGCCGGGGCAGAGAGACGTGGCATCCCAATTGTAGGTCGCTTCGCCGCCGTCGCCGGGGGCGTAGAAGCCCTGCTGCACGATGGTCCACGCCTCTGTCGGGGTCGTCACGTTCGCCAGCAAGCCCGCATGATTAGTGTAAATCGTAAGCTGGTTGGCGGGGTGCGCGCCGCCGGTCACGCTGTTGCAGGCCGCCCCCGCGCTGGTCAGGCCAGGTCCCCACTTCACGCAATCGTTAGGGGCAATCGTGCCGTTGGTGCCGGGAATGTAAACATGAGTTGACGGATCGACCGAGCCGAACGGCGTCCAAACGTTGTCGTGGCCTTTGAGCTTGAAGACGTCGGGAGTTCCCTTGGAGACGCCGACGTCGGCGGGAGACGGCGCGGTCTGGGCGACGGCGCAGCTCGCCGCCAGTCCGAAAGCAAGGCTGAGAAATATCTTTCGGAGCATTGCCCTCACCCGACGTAGTAGTAGATCGCGACCACATCGTCGCCAAGCGAAACCGAATAGACCGTACTGAGCCAGGTGATCGCGCTGCCCGAAACCGAGAAGTCGGGCGGCGATGCGGTGTTGAAAAACCCACGCCCATTGACCATCAGCGTGATCGGAGCCGTCGGGCTGGGCCAAGGCGTCTGCGACAGAGGCGCGAGCATATTCACGTTGAGAACCGCAACAGGCTCAGAGAAAGGCAACAACGGCGATCCACCGCCACCGCCACCGCCACCGCCACCGCCACCCGATCCAGATGAGCATCCGTCGACCGGCGTCCATTCATTGAAGACGACGAGGCCGCTCATGGCGCGTCCCATGCTTTAAAGCCGCTTGGCGCAGCGTACATTTGAGAAGCGGCAATGGAATGGATGGTTAGTACTTGTATGGAACTAGTTGATGCAGCAGCGTATAATGCTCCAACCGTCGCAGGCACAAAAGATACGATAGGCAGCGTTCCAGCAGCAGGATCACTGCTATTAACCCAAGTGCCTCTGAACGCTATCCATATCTTCCCAGCAGCGAAATCAATCGCCAATCCCCATGTGCTTCCAACCTCCCCGTTTGGAAGGCCAGAATAATTTACCGTAAAACCAGAACTGCCGAAACCACCGCTCTGCGTTTGCAGCCCGACTGAGTAATTTGCCGATCCTAAATACGTATTGATCGGAGAGACATCAAAGCTAGCATTAGCAAACCCAAACATCTGACCTGACCAAAAATCAGTGCTATCTATTGAGATTTCTATATACAACTTACCAGATGTTTTGCTGGTCGTATTTCGTACCGTTCTCCACCCGCTACCAGTTGAAGAAACAGTTAACCCACCATTGGACAGCGTTAATGGAGGCTGCGCCGCGACATCCGCTGCGCTCCATGTCGAAACAATCCCGAACGTGCCACCAAGACAGAGCTTTCCCGTCGTATCCATCGTCAGGTTGGTCATCGCGCCATTCGGCAACGCCCCGCCGCCGCACGAACTGACCACCAATGCTCGTGACAAGCCCTGCGTCTGCGCCATCGCGGGCACAGCAATCAGCAAAAGCAGGATGGCGAGCAGAAACCTCATTTCTTGGGCTCGGGGAGGCCCGTAGGCGGCTTTGGAGCCTCGGGCGGTGTCTTTGCCTCAGACGCAGCCGGCGTCTGTCCTGCGCCTTCTGCGCCCTCCCTAAGCAGCGTCGTCGTCGAGACGCAGAGATAGCCGGCGGGGTTCATGGTCAGTTGGTGCAATTGACCGACCGTGTACGCCCCAGAGCCGCACGTGGCGACGACGATCGCCTGGCTCCAGGCAGGCGTAACAAACAGGAGCGCCGAAACGAAAAGAAGATGCTTCATCCGAAACTCCTTACCCTTGAGCGCGTGACCCGCGAACCGCTCGCCTTCGACCTCAGATGGTCATTATTGAGCTTGGCGATGGTGTCTTCGGTGAGCTGCTTTGCCCCCATCGCCTTGTCCTCTTCGCCTGTGCTATGGAGAAAAGCGTACATAGATGCCGCACTGAGATAGAGGGACGGAAATTTTGTGTAAATCCAACTCGGGGTCGTGTCGGAGAACACTGGCACTTCGCCGTAATAGGTGATCCTGACCGCCTGTCCGTTAATAGCGTCTGGAGCCCCGCCAATAAAAACATTCCTTCCCTGAATGCTATAAAAGCCATAAGCCCAGTTATCGACTGTTGTGAAGAACTCGTCCCTGGATTTATATCTTATTGGAATAAATCCATCAGGGACGCTCGGGTTGGCAATACGAATAAAATCCATCTGCAACCAGTCATCCGGCAATTCAATACATCTACAATTTACCAACGCCTCGTCGAACCGGATCATTCGATCGACGCGCAATTCCTGATTAAACTTAGCCTCGGCCATTCTTATGAATGACGTGACAAGATCGTCACTCCAATCCTCCCTGTTCATCCATTCAGCAATTTGAGACTTAAACGTTGAAAAGTCTGTCATGCCGCCCTCCGCGTGCTATAATGGTTGGAGGAGTCAACATGCCGAAATTCAACGATATCACTGGACTGCGCTTCGGTTTTTTGACCGCGCTGTCCGTCTTCCCTACAAAAATGAGAAATACACGATGGCGCTGCGTCTGCGACTGCGGAACGGAATGCTACCCTATAGTCAGCGATCTGAAGACAGGACACACCGTCAGTTGCGGATGCCACAAACGAAGCGTCACCATTGCTCGCAGCCTGAGGCACGGACAGGCCACCCGAAAAGGCAAGACGCCCACGTATTACGTCTGGTCTGATATGGTAAGACGATGCACCAACCCGAGCCATAAAAGTTGGCGGCACTACGGTGGTCGTGGCATCGCCGTATGCGACCGCTGGCTCAATTTCATCAATTTCCTCGCCGACATGGGCGAAGCCCCAAGCGGACTGACACTCGACCGCATCGACAACGGGGGTCCCTACGCCCCCGGCAACTGTCGCTGGGCAACGTGGAAGGAACAAAGGGCCAATCGCCGCTGACATCATGCTAGTCCCAACGACGCCAGCCCAACCCGGCCGAATAGGCCCGCGCACTCAGCCAGCCGCCACAGGAACAGCAGGATCAGGATCGCGACCACGCCGCCGATGACGATCTGGATGATGTTCCAGTAGGGCGCGCTGGTGATACTGGCAAAGAAGTCGCCCATGAGGGCGCGAAGCAGCGCCAGAACGACCAGGACGACGATAACGAATATCGCCACCTGGAAGATCGTAGAGATGCCAAAACCGCACATCACGGGGCCGCCTTTCCGCAGTTCTCCACCATCATCTTGGTCAGCATCTGACGCTCGTCCCGCTGCGTTCCGGCGACATACATCAGGGCAAAAATCATCCCGGCGTTCAACACCACGACCACCAAGAGCAAAGGGCTCGTTTTCAGCGCGCCGATCGTCTCAATGCCGAGCTGAGTCATCAGACCGTCTTCCCTTCCCAGATACGCCAAGGGGTGGCGTCGCTCGAGTTGAGCCAAATCTTGAACAGATCGGGATCGTCCGCGATGCCCTGACGCTGCAACTCTTCGTAGATGACAGTCGGGATCCGGTGGGTGAGCTTGAAGTCCCCGTCGTTGCGCATGACTTCTCGGTCACGCGCAATCGAGTCGAGGATCGGCTCGACGTCTTGTTGATGATGGACCGTGAACCTCGACGACGCATCGTCGAGGATCAAAGTCCTCTCGACGCCATTCCTGGCGTCATATCGACGTCGAGCCTCCCCCACGGTACTACTTCGTAATGCCGTTGAAAAGAATATGCGCAAGCGGATTGCGCATCTCGACGCCCCACTCGACCACGATCATGCGGACTTCCGCGTCGCCGGTGCGGGCCATCAGATACTGACGGAACGACCGGAAGAACGCGATAGCCAGATAATCAGGGTCGATCAGCAGCCCGACGTCAGGCGGGAGCCACCGCGACGGGATCACCTTGACTCGTCCAAAGTCCGTCGCGAGCACGTCGACGGTCGACACGACCTCTGTTTTCCCGACGAGAACTTGCGTCGTCGAGCGCCCGACGAAGGTCGAAACGGTGCGCTTGGGCCCCGGCGGCACAACCCATAGTGTCGGGCTCGCCCCGTTCACATAGGCTTTCTGCATCGCGTCGCCCAGCATCGCCTCCGTAACGGGAACCCCCACAGGAGCCGGGAAGAGATCGGTCGACAGGGTGATGCCGCCCGCAGCCGTACCCGGCGCGATTGCTCCGCCGACTGCGCCCAATTTGTCAGTCGCCCGGGCAAGCCAATGCGAGATGCCCTCCGTGACGCGCGCGGTCGGCGTCGTATCGTCGCCGTTGACACGCGGTTGCCTCGAGCAGGCCGCCGTCTCGATGTCCGATTTTAACACCTTCGACGACATTGCCATCTGATGGGCCATTTCGGACCCTTTACCCGCCGCATCCGACTCCTCCTGAGAGCCAGAGATGGTCGCATCCCTTTCGGAGATTTGCGTCACATTGTTCTGGCGGATGGTCGGCTGCGCAGCGTGCGGGGCGAGCGCAAAACCTTCGATCTGGGCATTCGAGGTCGCCGCCACCGCGCCGGTGCCTGGCGTCACCGGAACCGACACAGTCGGTAGGTATTCTGTTTGCCAGTCAAAGAGCCGATTTTTGACGTTCCGCCGGCGAATGGCAGACATCACGGGGGTATCAAACGGATCTATATTGTAGATCACATTTGACAAGTCTTCTCTGTTGCCCACCGCGTTGTAAGTGGTGAAAGCATTCGTGACCTTAGGCACTGGGGGTCTCCCTGGTTAGAGCATACGTCGAAACACATCGACCGCATCATCGAGGCGGCCAGAGTTCGCCAACCGGCGACTTGCTTCGTCGAGCCCTTTCCGAGGCGCATTCCCTAAGGGTGTAGCGCTGCCGGGAGTTAATGTTCGACCTTTGCCCGGAACCACAGCCTGAGGTTTGGCTGCGGCCATCATCCGGTCGTACTTGCTCGCCTTTCGCAGGATAGAAAGCATCCTGGGGTCATAGACCGTGGCGACTTCTTGCTCGCTAAACCCAGAGGCGAATGCGGTTTTCCGCATCGACTGGATTTCTTTCTTTAGCGCCGCTTCGTCTGGGATTTTGCTGTCGAAAACGAAGCGTGAAAAACCGTCTACCGCATATTTCTTGAGTTGTCGATCAGCCTCCTCGGCGCGCATCGCCTCCATCTGCCCGCGTTCAGCGCGCGACTGGTTCAGCTTGGCGTACAGAGCCTGGTAGATCTTCTGGTTTTTATGCGCCTCCTGCGGGTTGATCGCATACTCGCGATCCCAATCAGGCTCAGTCGGAAGCATCGTCCTGACGTCGGCCTCGTAAGCCTCCTTGGCCTGCATCAACAGACCCCAGTTCGCCTGCTGCCGACGCGAGTCTTCCTCGAGGCCGGCGCGCAGATTGCTGAGTTCGGTCATCCGCCGGTGGAAGGTCTCTTGGCGAACGTAGCCGTTGAGCGCTTCTCCTAGCGACACCTCGGTGGGAACGCCGTCGACGATGACTTCGTATTTGTCGCCTTCGTCTGGAGCTTCCCGCCGTTCGGAAACTTCCTTGGCCCCAGCGGCGGCGAGCTCGTCATCATCGAGTTCGCCATCCTCTGCTCCCTCGTCCCCAGATCCAATCCGTTCTGGACCCGCATCGGCGGATCCGTGTACGTCGTCGACATCGGCCTGCCTCTTGTTAGGGCCACGAGCCACCTCCCTTTCCCGGGACCGACGTCCCGCGTCATCGCCGGCGTCGCCGGCTCCCTCGACCTCACGATCCTCAAACAGCGGTTGCGGCGGCCCAACTGTCTGGACAAACTTGCCGCCAATGTCGCGCGGGCGCGACGGCGGCGCGATCTCGGTTGTGAAGGCTTGCGCAGCCTTGTCGATCTCTTCCGTCACCTGTTACGCGCCTCTGCCATTTTCTGGTCGTTGATCAAAGTCTGCAATTGCAGCGGGATCGACTCGAGCGCCCGCAGCATCCCCTGATATTGCAGCAATCGTTCTGGCGACGCGGCCATCATCTCGGCAAACCACTGCTTGCGCAGCCCGAGGATCGCCGCGCTGAACGCCTTGTTCTCAAGCAAGCCCCTCGCCTCATCAGCAAGAGCCTTGCGCTCGCCGCCGTCGACCGGCTTGAACGGGATCGGATCGGTCACTTAGTCGGTCCCTTTGGTTTCATCTTGGCGATGATCTGCTGGTTGTCGAGCGTCGCCGCGGTCGTTCGCTCCTGATGCTGCCGGTCAAGCCGCGCCTGCTCCGCGTCATGCTGCCGCCCAGCCTCGTCAATAACCGCGCTCGACAGGATCTTACCGCCGGTCATCGCGTGGCCGGTCATCGCCGCATGATGACGCGACGCCAGATCAGTCATCGCCTGGGTATGGTCGCTGTCGATCTTCGCCATGTTCTCGTGATGCTGCGCCATCATCGAAGCGGCCTTCAACGAAGCGTCGGTATTGGCCTGCTGCGACTGCATATCGGTCTGATTTTGCGTCGCCTGATGCTCGGCCATGTCCATCTGACCCTGACGGTCCTGCGCCTCGCTGTCTTGCTGATCCTTCATCAACTGCGACGCCAGCTGCGCCAGCGCGACGTGTCGGTCGACGCCCATCTGCTGCCCCTGCATGTCGAGCTTTTGCAGATCGACGACGGTCTTGGCGTGCAATTGCTGATGCTTGAAGGCGTTCTCCGTCTCCATACGCTGGGTGTCGAGATGCTGCTGCCCGACTGCCTTCGCGCCGTCCATGCGGACCTTCTCGAGCATCGCCTGCGCCGCCATCATCTGCGCGTCGGGCTGCTTCGGAGACGAGGTCAACGCCTGCATCTGCTGCGGGTTCGGCGTCTTGAAATAGCGACCGACGTTCTTCACGTTCGCCAACGCAAGCATGTCGGTCATGGTGTTCAGCATCTCCTGGACGCCGCAGATCGGATTGGCGAGCCCCATCTGCGCGATCAAAGCCTGCTGATCCTGCTTGATCCCGGTCAGGGCCATCATCCTGACCATGTCAGAACCCTTGCCGAGGTTCGGGTTCACCTCGACCGACATCGACGCATCGAACGTCGACGTATCGTATGGGACAAACTTGCCATTAACGCGAAGCGTGCGCGGCGGATTTGGGTTTTCGCAGATCTCATTGAAGAGGCCTGTGAAAAGATCCTTGAAGCCCGTCTCGCATAGGACGCGAGCCACCAGCTCAACCCGTTCTTGAGCGCCATTGACAATAGCTTCGACCCCAATCTGCGTCGAACTTTGAAGCGCCTTGGGATCCAGACCTTTCGCCGCATCCGACAACCCCGTCCGTCGCGATAGCGTATCGTTGAGCGAGTCGATGATCGGCATCGCCGCCTGGCCGACGAACGGCGTCTGAGCAAACATCACGCTCTGGCTCGGATCGCCGCGGGTGCGGATGACCGCGCCGAGGTCGTCGTTGAGCGCGTCGTCGAGGTTCACCGTCAGCTCGTTGACGACCGTCTTGGCGTTGATGCTCTCGGCCAAGCTGTCGAGCACGCCGCGCATCATGTTCGTTTTGATCTTCTGAATGTCGTAGGTGTAGTCGGCAATCGAGTCGCCCACGATGGTGTGCGAGATCGGGTCGCACGAGAACAGCGCAAACTTGACCCGGTTGGCTTCCTCGTCGTGGACGATCTTATGCGTCTCGCCCATCGTGCAGATGTAACGGAGCTCTGGCGAACCGTCTCCATCCTTGTCCGCCTTGATGAACCACTCCCCGTAAAGCACCCCATCGCCCACTCGAGTCGACATGAAGCGGCCAGCATTACGCATCTGGCTTTCCATCGTCATCTCGTTGATGTCCTGGCTCTGGACATGCTCCATGCACTCTTCGCGCGTGTAGCCCATCGCAATCATCTGATCGACCGGCACCACGCGCTCGTGGCCGACAATGCGCGAGTCCTTGAACGTCCGCGCGTAACGGTCGAGCCGCATCTCCTCAGGCGGAACGCCTGCAACCTTGATCAGCGGCTTGTTCAGTTCAAACTGAACGATGACTTCGTCAAACGTCGGTGGCGGGGCTCCCATCGGTGAAGACATAGACGGCGGGGGCATGGGCCCAGGTGATCCGTCCATCCCTGAGGGTGAGGGCGATGGCGGAGCGCCAGGCGGCGGAGAAGCCGGTGGAGTTGGCAATTGCGGCATCCCGCTCGGCACTGGGTTGCCAACGTGGATCAGCTTTGCTGTCGGGTTCTCCATGATGACTTGCCGGATCTGGTCCGCCGTCACCTGTGTGAACCGCTTCTTCACCGTCTCCTTGTTCTCGTCGCACCACCATTTCACGAACCCCGTTTTTACCGTCAGCGCATCTTTCAGCGCGCCGTAGAGGATCAGAAACCCCGGGTTGTCGCACCAGAACGTATAGTTCACATAATTGGTCGCCTGCTCGGCCTGGTCGACCTCCTCCTGGCTGCGCGGCACCAGATAGACCGGGCTCTCCGAAGCCCCAAACAGCCGGATCAGCGCCGGCAACATCAGCATGATCGCATCGCGCACGTCGGTCGAGACATAGGTCGAGCGGTTCGCCGTCTCTTGGTCGTGGCCGAGGATCTGCTCGTAGGTGGCGGTGGGATCCTGGACGATCAACGTGTCGGTATAGGGACTGCCGTCAGGGTTCAGCCCCGGCAGATAGCCGTAATAATAGCTCTGCGCCTCGTTGCGCTTGTGCGCGAGGATCGTTCCCTCATAATCGCGCGCATCCGAGATCATCGCGTGAATGTAGGAGTCGTAACTGTCAGGATCGGACGGATCATAGCTGCCAGAGTCGCCGCCGCCCCTGTCCTCCTTGAAAGAGGCGAAGATCCGCTCCATCGACATGGCTAAGACCTCTGTCGCCTAGTCACCCAGCCCTGTCTAATTCGGTCTGAACGATCACGCGCTGGAATGTCTCTGATATTCTCACGCGGCGTCGCCCATCGCAAGTGAGCCGGATTAATGCAGAACCCTCCAATACACCCGATAGGCGTGCTATGCGCCGCTTGATGCTCAGACGTCGGAGGACGCCCGTAAGTTTCCTCACAAATAACCCTGGTAATGTTCACAATCTTATAATTTTCACGAATTTGTGGCCTATCAAGATATTTCCCATAAACCGCGCCACTCCATAGGTAGCACCCAGTATTTGGCTCTGGGGTCCATTTATCAGAGTGTGTATCCAGCATACTCATGAGGTCAAAGCTTCTTTGAAGCTCGCGTAGTACCCAGCTATTAGGTCAGCTTTATCTAATCCGTTAACAATCTTGCGCGCGTTGACCGGATCTTCGGTGTCGGCGTCGAAATATTGCGACAGCTTCGCGCCGGTGAACCAACCATTGATCATGCCGTCATACAGCACCAGCGCGCTCGGCTCGTCCTCGAGCATCCGGTGCGGATACTCAACGCACGGAACGTCAAGATCATAGGTTTTCTTGAGGATTTCCTCAGCCTTGACGTAATTTTCATACCACGTCAGCTGCACGAAGCCGCGGCCATAATAGCACTGATTGAACTCGCCCGCCGGCTCGCCATAGGACTTGCCGCCGCCCTGCCCATATTCCTCAATCGGCCGCATCTCTTGCGCCGTCTCATGGAACGCGGTGGCAAGCGCGTAAGCCAGCCACCGCAAGTCGCGATCCGGGTGGAAATTCTCCCAGGTGTCGAGAAGATAGTTCATCCCATCAACCTGACGCTGCGAGAGAACGCCGTTGAAGACGCTCTCCCGTATCGATGAGAAAAACTGGTCGCGGTCGATCATTTGGGTTCGGGTGTAGCCGGAAGCCCTTGGCCCGGGAACGTCGCCGGGTCATACGCGGTGACACGCCACTCTACCACATTGGGACGCTTGATGGCGACGATCACCTTGTCGTCGTAAGGCTCGGGCAGATACGCAGGCAGCGGCGGATTGATCGTGTCGGGCGGAACAGGCTGGCCGCTAGCATGGCCATAACCCGGCAAACCCTGGTCGGGATGACCATAGCTCGGCAGACCATGATCCGGGTGTCCCGGATGATAGATCGGCCCGCCGCCGACATAGTTGGGCGGAACAGGCAGTCCATGGCTCGGATGGCCGGGATGATAGATAGGCCGGTTGCTGGCGTGGCCTCCGCCAGGAAGACTGTTATCGATATGGCCGGCTTCGAGAGGGATGATCCAATAGGCTTGCGGCATGGGAGCTACTCCGTGGTTGTCGACGCATCCTCTGTAGCAGCTTTCGGTGACGGTTCATTCGCCGCCGCCAATTTCTTTTCAAGCTCGAGGAGGGCTTCGTGAACCGTCGCCCAGCGCGGCTTGCCCGACGTCGCCTGAACCGCCGCCCACACAAACTGCTCGGGCTCGTCGAGGTCGAGCAGCAAATCCAGATCCTTGGTCACTTTCACCGCTCCATGCGGAAATTCGCTCATTGAAAACCCTCCATCCCGCGCTGATACTCGCCGCCGCCGTCGAGCCGCCTGCGCACCTCCTCGCGCGCGATCTCGCGCTGCAACGCCTTCATCTTGTTCATCGCCCGCAGCTGATCCAACGGATAATCGCGCTCGATCTCCGCCGTGATCCGCGCATACGCCTCCGCATAACTCTCGCGCCGGGGGAACAGACGCCGCCACCAACTCATGGGTGCGAGTCCAGCAACAGCTCGTCGTCCTCGACATGAACCTTGGCAACCGGGACATAACGCTGATAGTCGCCGTCCCAGGCCTTGACCTCCATCGAGGGCGGAGCCTTCTTCAGTTCGTCGATCAGCTCGGCAACCGTCATATCAATCCCCGCAACCGCCGGCGCAACCGCCCCGAAGCCCCATGCTTGCCAGAAAAACCGCCGCTGATCAACGGAATGCCCACACACCCAGTCCGAAACGCATCCGCCGCATCCTCCGCCTCGTCCGCCACAGCCTGACCGTTCTTGTTGCGCCGATAGCTCCGCAGCCGCGCAAGCCCCTTCCGGCACGCGTCCTCGTCGAACCAGCTTATCCCCAGACAACCCCGCGTCGCCGTGATCCCATCTTCCGTCGAATGGTTCGGAACCGGAATGACCGGCTCCTTGAGCAGCATGTTCAATTCATGCTTGCGGCTGTAGCCGGTGATCAGCTCCTTCACCTCCACGTCATGGGGCAGAAGATGAGCCCGATACTCGAAACCCCCTACCTTGGCCTTGATCGCCAGCAAATCGGCATAATAACTGAGAGACTTGCCCTTGCCCTCGATGTAGTCGATCCAATGCAGCTCACGGCCCGCAATCTGGAACAGCCAAATCACCTGTAAATGCCGGATCCCAAGATCCCAGGCCGTAATCACCCCGGTGTTCAGGTCGGGGCTGACCTTGCAAACGCGCTTCTGCGTCTGGAGACTGTTGAGCGCCTCCTGATAATACGCCCCCTCCACCGGAGCCGCAAAAGAACACAACATTTCCCGCGCAAACTCGTCCGGGCTCATGTCCGCCCGCATCTCCTCAACCTCGTCCGGGTTGAGCGCCGTCGTCCCGGTCGCAGTCACCGGAATATCGAACACATCCCAGTTCGGATCGTCGTCGGCCCTCAGTTTCAGTGCATGAAAATGATCCTCCCCCGCCGCGGTGCCAGAGACAATGGCGAAACCGCGATAGTCTGCCAAACACGGTCTGACCACAGAAGTGAAGGCGTTGGGGTGAAGGAGCGGGTACTCGTCCAGGACCGCTCCGTCGAGATAAATCCCACGCATCCGCTCATAAGCCAAAGCCCCGCCATAAAGCCGGATCTGCGCGCCGTTGGGTAAAGTGACACTGAGCTCGCCCTCCATGTATTTCACGTCTGGAATGGCCTGAGTGTAGTGCTTGAGATAACCCCATACCAAATCCTTAGCCGCGTCAAAGGAAGGACCAATGTACGCATAGCGGGGTGGCGGGGTGGCTCTCGTGTTGGTGTTAGCAGCCCGTATAAGCTGGTTGACCAACGCCACGGTTTTCCCCGCACGACGATGAGCAACAACAAATATCCACCGCTTCCCTGTTTCATGCAAAGGAACGAAATGGGGCCGAGGTCGATAAGGTACGCGTACCCGTAGTACCTCTTCGGGGACGAAGGCGGGGGAGTCCAGTGCTTCAAAGCCGTAGCTCACGCAGGCCAGCCCAAACCACGAGCGCGACGCCTGACCCCAGCAAGATCGTCCTCGCCGCGGCCCATATACTCCTGCGAATTGGGCGGCTCAATGGTCCCAAACGGAGCAGGCGTCGGCGCAACCCCGTCAGGCGCATCGTCGCCGCCGGGATACATGCCGCCGCCACCGGGCAACGTCCCCGTTCCCCCATAATGCCCCATCATCTCCCACTCATTCTGCGACGGCGTCGTATTGATGTAATTCTGCACATTGGGAGGAAGACCAGAACTCTTGAGCGCCTCCATCTGCCGCACCCGCTCCAAATACTCCGCCTGCCCCGGGTAGGGCGTCCCGGTATGCGGCGGCGCGGGCATGTTCGCCCGCTGCCTCGCCTGCAATAACCGCAACCGCTGCTGCGCCATATCCTCAGGACTCAACGTCTCTTGAGGAGAATAAGCCTCCAAGGGAAGACTGTTCAACGTGGTCCCGGGCATCGCCGCTACTCCTGATGCTCAATCGTCTTGGCCTGCGGCTCGGTCCCGTCATCCCAGCTGATGATCACCCGGGTAGGCCCAGCAATGGCTAGCGTGGGTTGGGAGGCGTCCTTGCTCGGGGCCAGCGGATGAACCCGGAACGCCTCACTCCTGATCACCTGCGCGCTCGCCCACTCCCGACGCCGCGCCTCAGGCTCGTCAAACGCCAGCTTAACCTGTTTCAGAACCTTGTCGTTGAGGAGAGCAACGAGTTCTTTGTGCAGGCGAGTGAGCCGGGGGGATCTGTCTATGATCCGCTGCAACTTGAGAGACGGGATCTTCAACCGCTCGGCAGCTTCCTCAACCACGCCGCCATGAAGATAAAGGGCAGTGGCGGCTTCCTCAATGTCCACCGGAATGCCGGGAGGCCGGACCTCGTAAGGGTAATAAGGAAGAGGAAGAAACTCCTCGTCGATCTCGCTCATGGCTTCCCCGTCCATAACCCCGGCGGACCATAATACGCCCACTTGCCGTCAGTCCCCAACTCCCGCCCCACCGGACCAATCTCCCGACTGCTCTTCGCCCAAGAACACGCGCTCTCAAAAGTCGGACAAGTCGCAGAAATAAGAGCATCCGTCGCAGGACGCCCATAATATACCCACCACTCCCCACGCCACTGCTTGAGATGAGGCTTAATCGGCTCCCCAACCCTAACCCACGGTGGATACATGGTTAATATCCCTTGTGATTTTGTATTATATTTTAGCAGGATTGCGGGATCGGCACCACCCCCGGTTCCGGTTCCAACGAGGAGGGGGGAGTGGGGGGCTCAAGGCTTCCTGGCTAATAGATCTACAATGCTTTGCTGTCATAGTCCTCGAGGCCAGGCCTGGCTCGAGGCCGGTCAATAGCTCGCCGGTTATGAATGACATCGCCGGCCTGGTCATCGCGCGCAACGAGGCGTGTCCGCCTCGTTGACCGATGGTCGACGACCGCCAGTCGTCGAGGTCGAGGCCTGCCCTTGCCCTGCTATGGCCCGACGACCGCTGGTCGTCGAGGTCGTCGGACTGTGGATAAGGCCTTGACTAACCACTGCGCCTTAACTACATTGCTGCTGTTAACCACTGAGGGACATGCCCATGTCAGACACAGCCAGACCATTCGCCTTTGAAGACTTGCCACTCAATGACGAGGGCAAGCGCATCGAACCTGATAAATGGGGACCGCTCTACACAAAGCCTGTCAAACGCGCCAAGCCAGTGAATGACGAAACGCGCATCCCCACAAACTGCGCGTCGGGCCAGAAAGGGCAATTCAGCGCCGCCAAGCATCGGGCGAAACTCGCCGCTGAGTTTCACGCGGGCGCGGCCGCCGACCGTCGCACTTGGGCGGCTGACAAGTCCAAGGAAAAGTTTGCGGCCTATGAGGCCTGCCCCAAGTGGAGGCCTCGCGTTTCGGCGCCTCCCGCTCGCAAGCCGCATTACGTGCTACGTGACGGCGCTTGGCGGCTTGCAGCCTGATCGCTTTCCGAAAGAAAGAGAGGGCATTCGAGGGCGCTTGCGCCCTCTTTTTTTGTCCCAAAGGAAAGATGGGCATTCGGGCCAAGTTGATGATCTTTGAATGTGACGAACTTCTAAGTGGACCCAAAAAAGGTAAGGGCATATAGAAAGCCTATTCAACAGTCCGAAAAAGTACCATTCAACTCTTATCAGGCGCGTAATTTGACTAGAACTTAGAAGTTCGTCATGGTAAGTCCCCCACTGTGGTTGATATTCCACGGGAAACCAGAAAGGACGACCGATGGCCGACTGGAATGTAGAAAAAGCGATGGCGAGCGTTCGCGCCAGTAATACAGGCGATGGGCGCAAATTGACATTCAACGAGCGCTGTGCGGCCTTCGCATTAATGTACGGAGGCGAAAAGAATATGGTCGTTGCGCGCGCCTTTGGCATAAGCGCGACGACCGCCTCCAACATCGCCGGATGTCTCGAATACGACCCTCATCCGTACCAGCGTGAGATGGTCTATGACGAGGCCAGCAAGGCGATGGTCGAGCGCACCCGCGAGCGCGATCATAACCGCACCCGCAACCCTAATCGCTCCCGCCGCTATGAAGACGTCGCGCGCGAATTCGAAGCGCTGGGCGAGGCGGAATTCAATCGGCGCTATGTGACAGAAGAAATCTTCAATCGCGCCCGCTTGGCCAATCGCCAGTTGCGCGCGGGCGCAAGCCGCGATCCCCACGCCAAGCCGAAAGACCTTAGCAACATGTCGGCCCCCGAAATTCGGGCTTGGCTCGACAATCACCCCGACGACCCGCGTAACCACTCTTGACAGCCACTGTGGATAGGACTACATCATAGACATCAACAGCGAAAGGACACGCCATGACGGCTTATCAACGACACGTTCGCTCCTACCACTTCCGCGAACAGATCGCGCTTTGGGATTTCGAGACCGCAGGCCAGTTCAACCTCTCTTGGAAAGAGGCGCGCGCTGCATGGCGCAATGCTTCGCAAGTCGCGCGCTCCTATCCCGCAACCCCCCGCAACCCCAACTCGCGCATGGTGACGCTGTGAGACAGGCAATTCAAACAAAGTGGCTTGGCCCTACCAACAGGCGCGGCTCGCGCGTCAAGGCATGGTCCGACGCAGGCTCAAAGATCACCAATTGGGATTATTCCTTGGGCATTGAAGGCAACCATGCGGCGGCTGCGCTCGCGCTCGCCCGCAAGCTGGGATGGGAAGGCAAATGGATCGGCGGCGGTCTCGCCGGATCAGGCTGCGCCTTCGTACAGGATGACGGCTCGTTTTACGCCTAAGGCTCGCAGACCATGCTCGTCCATAGCGTCGAGCATGTGCGGCAAGCCCGCCGACGAAGGAAGACACGCCATGACACTGATCGAACTTAAAAACCTCAACAAGACGCTGCTGCCCGAACTGGAAGCGCTCTTCGCGCGCCACGATCTCAAGATGGGCAAAACCTCGTCCCTCAATGACGCCTTGGGCGGCTCGATCAAGTTCACGATCACCGTGCAGGACACCAAAGCAGTGGGGTCCGATGGCAAGCCTGCCAGCCCCTACCGCCGCGACTGGCTTGAAATGGCGTCATTCATGATGGACGCCTACAAGCTCGACCCCGACTGGCTTGATCGCGTGTTTGAAGCCAACGGAGGAAAAACCTACACCATCACGGGTCTCAAGGTGGGTCGAGGCGAGCCCAAGGTCGTTTGCGAGAGCGGCGGCAAGGCTTGGCTCTTCCCGTGCGATAGCGTCAGCCTTCGAATGCGCGCCGCCGCGCCCCCGCGCCCCGTCGAGATCTCGCCGTCCGTCACCGTCACCCCGTATAGCTCTTACCGAAAGTAAAGGAGGCCTAAAGGGCGGCGCACGCGCCGCCTCATTAGACCCCCCGAAAGAAAGGACATGCCATGACCTATCAAACCGAATTTCCTCATTACGCCTCGCCCATCCCCGACGTGTTCCTCGCGCCGCCGTGGGAGGACGCAAGCTGGCATAACGACAGTTGCCCCTGCTTCTCGCGCAAGATCGGCCCTGCCGACGAACAGGTTCACGTCTACGTGGACGAGGCCAACCCGCGCCTTCGCGACTACTGGACCGCAGAGGGCGGCTTGCAGTCCCCGCTGCCGCGCTACACCGTGCGCTTTACCGACGAGGAAGGCGCATACCCCGAACGCGGCGAAGATCCGCGCGACTTCTCGACCGACAGTCTCGCAAACCTTCTCGACCGTATCGGCTTCATCACGGGCGAGGTCTCCCGATGAGCCGCGACGAGCTGACGGCGGAATATCAGGGCTGGCTCAAGGCCAACCCCAACGTCCCGCCCATCAGCGCCGACGAGGCGCTATGGGAGCTGATCGAGGATCCGCCCTTTGAACGCCCGCCCGCGCTCAAGGCGCAGATCGACTGGCTCATAGACTTCTGCAACCGATGGGATGCTGCACAATGAGACGCCTGACCCACGCCGAGACGCGCGCCATCATGCACCCGCCGCGCACAATTTATAGGGCCCAGCTCGAAACAAGAAATTTCGACTTTGAGGCCTACGGCGAGACGGCGGAAAAAGCCGCTCTCACCTTGCGCGAGGGTTGCCGGAAGCACGTCACAGAATATCGGCTGATCCAAGCCGACTTCGACGAGGTGTACGGACCCGAAATTCGTGTCATGCCCATCGCCTTGGGCCAATGCTATCGCGACCGCGAGCCGCTATGATCTACCTCAACGAGAACAACCCCCACGCGGCGCAGTGGCTCCGCAATCTCATTGCAAAGGGACATTTGCCCAATGGCATTGTCGATCAAAGATCAGTTGTCGCTGTTTCCCCCATCGAACTCAGCTTCACCCAGTGCCACTTCTTTGCAGGGATCGGGGGATGGCCCTTGGCCCTCTCCCTTGCCGGATGGCCCAGCGAGCGGGAGGTCTGGACCGCCAGTCTCCCCTGCCAACCCCTATCGGTCGCGGGCAAGCGCAAAGGCGCGGCTGACGAGCGTCACCTCTGGCCCACCTTCAACGCGCTCGTTGACGAGCGCCGCCCTGCAACAATCTTTGGCGAGCAAGTTGCAAGCAAGGCTGGCAGGGAATGGCTCTCCGCTGTTCGCTCTGACTTGGAAGACCTTGGCTATGCCGTCGCTGCCGCATGTCTGCCAGCTTGCAGCGTCGGGGCTCCGCACCGCCGATACAGGTTTTTCTGGCTGGCCCACCGCGACGACGCGGGACGGGAAGGGCGGCTATCAGGGCGGAAGGCTCCGCTGGCTCATGGGGTATCCGGTCGCGTGGGACGACTGCGCGCCTATGGTAACGCCATCGTCCCGCAAGTCGCCGCCGCGTTCGTAAGCGCCTTCCTTGACGCCGAGGGCAAATCAGTCTAGGACTACATCACAGACGAAAGGACTATGCCATGTCAATAATGCCATTAGAAAAACTCGACAAAGCCAGACTGGGTCTCATTCTCGACTGCCACGGACCAGAGAAGGTCATCGACATGCTGGCGAGCCTGCTTTTCCACGCCGCCGCCAAGGCTCTTGAGGGCGGCGACTATGAAGGCTCGACGCGGCTCGACCGCATCTCGCGCTATCTGGAGGACATGGAAGTCCATCTGGAAAACGAGGACTCCGGTCAGGAATGGCCCGAGGCGGCCGAGCGTTTCGAGGACAGCGCCAAATACCGCGCCGACATGATCGCGGCAGGCCGCGGGAAGCTCGTTCGATGAGCGAGTACATCGTCATGACGGCGTCGGCCCAAATGCCGTCGTCGTGCAAGGGGATCTATAAGAAAGTCGCCGTCTGCGAAGTCGATGACGGCGTCATTCCGAAAATGATCTCAGAACGCGCCAAGGGGATGGTCCGCATCGTCGCCCTTTGGGACAAACGCCACGCGGGCGGAGGCGACAAGACTGCCTTCGCCCTCGCCGTCGTTGCGGCCAATCAGATGGCCAAGGATCTAACAGAAGGAAAACAGCAATGACCATGAGAAGCACAGACGTCGGGGACGCCGCGCAGGCGCTCCTCGACTGGCTCGACAGCCAAGACATCGTGCCGGATGACGCGGTGCGTGTCCTGACGACAACGCTGGTCGCCATCATTCACGAACTCGCCGTGACCACCGGACGCGACGCTAAGGAAGGCGGCAAGATCATCGCCAACATCATCGTCGGGGCATTGCCATGAGAGAACCAAATGCCCGCTGGCGGCAAGTCTTCAACGAAAGTCTCCGCGATTATAACGCCGTTCAACAACGTCGCCTTCATCAGCACACGGCCGACTGCACGGAATGCGGCTGGTCTTGGTTCCCCGATCAAATCAAGCGGGAGAACGACGACCAGTGGCAATGTCCCAACTGCAACGAATGGAACGACAAGCCATGAGCCGCGAACAGGAAGGAAACTAAAATGTCAGGATGGAACCTACCCCCCGGCTGCACCGACCGCATGGTCGATGAAGCCTTTGGTTACAAGCGCGAGCCCAGCGAGCTTGCCGAGAACGTCCGCGCGCTCTTGGAAAAGAGCCGCGCCATCTCCAAGCAAACGATGGAGGCTATCCTCGAGATGATCGAGGAAGACGAGATTGAGGCTGAGGGGCCCGACCCAGACGACGAGCGCGACTCGCGCGCCGAATGGCAAAACGAGCGCGACCGATGAGCAATCTCTGGACGAAACTCTACGCGGCCAAGCGCCGCGCCACCGACCGCGCATTGCTCGCCTCAATGGAGCGCGAGATCGCTCAAGCCGAGAAGGCCGCTGCAAGGGCCGGGGAGCGGCCTTGGAACCCCGAGACGGCTCCAGGGCATCAAATCACTAAGGAAGAGCGCGAGCGCATTTCTCGCGCCTTTGGGAGACCCGCATGAGCCTAAACCTCGATAAAACCCTGTTGCGCCGTGCGCGCCGCCGACCCGCGCCCAACGAGCTCACTGAGGCCGAATGTATCGCCATTAATTTGTTCTGGCGTGAAGGGGCGAGCGTGACCGTGCTTGCCAAGGTTTTTGGCCGCGCGCGTAACACCATCTATTATTGGTGCTTGACCGGCGACGCCGCCAGCTACCCGCGCAATAACAAGCGGGCGCGCGAGATCAACAATATCATTGAAGAGATGGGCGTCGAGGCTGCGCGGGCCAAATACATCACGCCTGAGTTGGTGACTGCCGTGGATAAGGCCAATAAGCAGCACGCAGCATGATCTCGTCGCCATACGGCCATGACTGGACGTGGGAGCGTGAGCTCATTGACCGCATTCGCCGTGACGGCGTCATTCCCGAGGTTGTCTCGCTCGTTGATCTGATCCCAAGCGATTACAAATACGTCAACGCCACCACTTGGGAGGCTGCGGAGGAGCATTCAAAGGACGCCATTCGCACCAATGCGGCCTACCTCGACGACGCCTCCATCGCCCGCCGCCGAGCCGAACGCGAGCTGCGTCAACAGAACTGGGCTGAGAGCCGAGCCGAGTGGAGAGCCTATGAGGCCGGCCTAAGGCCAAAACCGTCCACGACGCCAGACATTGACCCCGCCGAGATCGCCGCGCGCAAGAACAGGGCGGCGCTCAAGAAGCTGGTTGAGGAGGAGCGCGCCGCGCGTGACGCCGAACTGCGCGCCGCCGCCGCCGAGCGGGTCGCCCTATGGGAGAAAGAGAACAAGCGCCGGGGCGAGGAAAGCCGCGTCCTTGCCAGCAAGTGGATCTGCACCGTCTGCAATGGCAAGTCTATGATCGAGAAGCGCAACGACGGCTATCAGCTCACCTGTCTCAATTGCGGCAAGTCGGCGTGGGGCAGTCACGGCTCACTTATGGGAGTGTTGAACAGATGAAATACCTTTGTGACATCGACGATCCGCGTTCATGCCTCTGCTGCGGCAAGATGATTATAAAGGCGCGCCGCCCAAAGAAGATGACGAAAGAGCGCTTTTACGAAGGGCTCGAGAGGGTCACGATGTTTGGCTACAGCAAGGAGGATTTGCTGGGTCCGTATCTCAAGCATCTCGATTGGCAATTCCCCGGCGTCTCCGACCTCATCCGCAAGAGCCTGTCATGACCCCTGCCGAGATCGACGCCAGCCCGACCGAGCCCGACTGGGTCGCGCAATGGCAGATCCTTCGCGTGGCGGACGATGGCTTCTCCGCCATTCTCCGCCAATGGCGGCGTTGGCCCTGGACGCC